CCTCATATCTATTGCAACCTGTTTGGCGTATTGTTCGGGTGTCAGCCCCAACTTCCGAGCGATCTGGACTTGAGTGCGTGTCAACGTCACTTTTTTCGGTGCTGTGCTCCGCGTTGCGGGTGCCACCACCTGAGTCTTCTTCCGCTTCGGTTCGGCATCCTCGAAATTATCGGGGAAAACCTGACGCATACGAGAGTCAATCGTCTCGTAGTATTCATCACTCTGCGGGCTTACGCCCTGTTTGACGAGTTTGTTATGCAACCCCAGAGCTAGACTCGTCATCTCGTCGTCTGCGCCGAACCATTCGTTGGCTTTCTGCCAATTAGCGGCCCGTTCATCGACTTGTGCGACTGGGGCGGGTTGTTCTACCTCCACATTTACAGGCGTTTCTTCCTCCTGTAAAGATGGTAGTTTGAAGTTTGCTAGTCTATCGGACTTAATCTTAGCATTGGTTAGCTTTTCTTGTGCTTCCAATACTGCATCGGAGTCCCCAGACTCGTACGCTTCTTTATACGCACGCTTCGCTGCAGCTGACTCAATCTCGGCGTTCTTCTTCGCCTGCTCGAGCAGAGCTGCTTGGTTCTTGTTGACGTTACCCTTGAGCTTCTTGTTCTCTTCCATCAGCTGTTGGGTGACACGCTCAAGCTCCTGACGTTCGCGCAAGGCTTCTTCTTTAGCCCGACGCTCGTCGTGGTAGCCCTTACTGAAGTGCTGGATGCGCTTGCGCACCTTATCGGAGTAGTCCTCCAGCTCTTCGTCTGTGACGTCTGTGGGTGGCTCTGAGGCCTTACGTCCCCGGTCTGCCTTGGGGGTGTCGTCAACGATCTCCAACTCAATGTCGTCTTCATCGTCGTCTGTGGAGACCTCTGCCGTTTCGGGCTCGGGCGCTTCCTCTACTTCCATGAAGTCCGCTTTGGTCTTCTTACCGGTGACGTCGATCTCCACCGCACTTGTTCCCTCGACATCCAACTTGTTGTCTTCGTCTTCGGGGAACTCAAATTCTACTTTTTGAAAAGCCATGTTTATGCCCTCTGAATGCCGGTTGGGTCAGCCACTACAGCCTCTACTGAGTCATCGTTCATAAGCCGATACTCAATACCACCGATGGTGAAACGTGTTCCAGAGTTCATACGGAACATCACAAAGTCGCCTTCTTTACACCAAGCTCCATCTGGGAACCGGTCTTTGTCGGCGTACGCACCGCTACCCATATCAACAACCAAACCAATAATAGACATGATGTGGTCTTGTGATTTAGCGGTTTCCGTCTTCAAAACAGACGAACCCTCAAAAGTCTCTTTGGGCTGTGGTAAAGCCACAAGGATGCGGTATCCCACGGGCTTGGGTAGTTGTAGTTCCAGTTCAGCATCGCTGATTTTAACTGCTTCTTCAGTCATCATCGTCATCCATATAGTTCTTCGCAAGGTCTTCCACGTAGTTAATGCCGGCTTCGAGACCTCGAATTAAGCCAACAACTTCCTTGTACTGGGCAAAGTCTTTTGCTCCACCACCCCCAAGAAATTCCAGTGCAGAGGACTTGTCGCCCTCGAGTTTATCTTTCAGCACGTCAAAGACGGTTTTAGCCATGGTATTCTATCGCTCCCCGTTTGGCTTACGAGTGTTCTGCGCCTGCATCATCCGGGCCGCTTCAAGCGTCATTTTATCCCGGTTCGCGCGGCTGGACTGCTCCAGCTGAACACCCTTAACTTCAGCCTCAATCGCCAATTCTGCTTGGTCAATCTTCAGCTTCTCTGCTTCCAGCATCGCGTTAGTGGCTTCTTTGGCCTTGCGTAGCTGGAGTTCTTCTTTCTGCAGCATCACATCAGCCTGATCTTTCTGGGCCTTGCGCTGCTGTTCTTGCTGTTTGACCTGCAATTCAGCCTGTTTCATCTGAATAATCGGGTCTTGCTGCTGTTGTTGAGCCTTCTGCTGCGCGGCCTGCTGCTGGTTAGCTTGTGTGAGCTGTTTACCTGCATCTGCGACCAGTCGTGACAGCTGTACCTCAATATCTTCTGGCAGCTCCTCGTTCGGAGCAGGGAGTGATACCCCCAGTTTCTCTTCGATCTTCTGGCGGTAAGCGAACCCGAGGTGCTCGGCGATGTGTGCCTGCATCGAGGCCATGATCTGTTTAGCCTGTGGGTTCTGCCCGATCATCTGCGCCATCATCGGGTCTTGCATGAACGCCGTGTGCGTAGCGATGTGCGCTTCGTGATCTTGGTAGATGAACGCCTTTACCGGCTTGCCGATGAGCACGTCCATGTTCTCGCTGATCGGGTCCGTCGGCTTCGCGTCGTCCTTCGTTGGCACGAGCTTGTCCGCGTTCTTCACACCCAACACCTCAATCATCTGGCGGTGGAGCTGCGGCAGGTCATAAATCTGCGGAGCCTGTGCGGACATCTGCAGTACGGTCTGATACTGCACAACCCGTTGGGCCATAGTGGAGTTATTAGGGTCACTGACAGGGATCACGTCCACCATCATGTAGTCAGCCCGCTTGGCACTCACTTCGCCTCTAGCAGGCACGTAGGCGTACTCTGCAGGGGCATACTCAGCCATGATGGCCTTGAGTAGCTTGAACTCCTGCTTCATCGCGTAGTGTACGCGTGCTTGCACCGCAGCCATAGGCTTCAGTGTGCGCTCCAGCAGAGCCAGTGTCGTGCCCACAGGGGCGTTGGCAGACATGTCAGAGATGTCCATGTCGCTGATCGCACCCAACCTACGCCCCTCGGACGTAATCTGGTTCAGGAGCGCTAGGAGCGTCTGTGAGGGCTCTTTATAGGGTAGAGGCATGATGTTGTCCCGGATCGACCCGGAAGGCACGTCTACGTCCTTAAATTCGCCCGGTTCGATGGGTGTGTCGTCCCCTTTGATCCGCAGCCCACGTGATTTCAAGCCACCCGGCAGGTTCGAGAGCGTACCAGCGTCAACAAGCTGACGAATCAGCGACGTACCCGCACGGGCGTATCCACCAATGATGTGGATCAAGCCAAGGCCGTAAAACCCGAACCCCGGTACATATACATAGTGGACGAAGTGCTGGCGCTTCAGAGTGAGTGGGTCTCCCTCTTCGTAGTTCCTACGGATCGCCAGCACTTCGCCACTGCCACGCTCAATGGTGACGACGTACGGGCGGGCGATACCGTCATCATCATCTATACCCTCAATAACGAGGTCAGCGTGTATCTCATAAATTGCGTAGCGGTCGTCGTTGGTGAGCGAGTAGCCCCCGTCTTCCGCTTTCTTCTCTTCAATATCGGTATGGTACGGTTCTGGGTCACCGAGGTCCACATCTCGGTAGAACCCCGCAGCTTGGAGCTTCTTCAGCTCGTTCTTTGTCTTACGCATGACGTGCGTAACACGCTCCGCGGACTCGATATTAGACGCGCCATAAGGCACAATCACGTCCTCTGCGGAGATGTAAATGGCTGCTTGACGGCCCAAATTGGGGTCAAAATACACCTTTTTGAAGGCAGAACCCGCCAAACCGAGGCTATACAGCATCCGTTCGTGCTCTGGACGATACTCAACCATGTTCTCAGTGAGCTCATAGTTCATATCCGCACTTACACGGGCTGCTGCTTCCTCTTTTTCCTTGGTTTCTTCCCCAAGAATCTTGGTTCGGACCGGACCTGCAGCTGGCATGGTCTCACTCATGGTCTCAGCTTGGAAACGGATGGCAGCTTCGGCTAGAATTGCAGAACTTACCCCGCAGGCGCCCTCCCAAGGGCTTGTGCGCTCTTCATATTTGAAGCCAATGACGTCCAGACCCTTAACAAACGTGTCTGCCCAGTCCTTGCGGCCCTCGATGTCGGTCTGTACCTGTCCCACAAGCTCGTCTGAGAGTTCGTTTAGGTGACTTTCGTCCAAAACCTCTGCAATGTTCATGCCAAACTCGGAAAAATCGTCGTCATCGCCGGGAATCAGCGTAATTTCCATGCTTCCGTCGGAGAGAGTGACCGCTTGGGGGTCTATAATCTCGATCTCCATCGCAGCATCCGACATCTCTGACTCTTCTACAGTGTCAAGGTCGTCGTCTCCTGCGGTCAACCCAAGTGGAGAAGCGTAAAGTCCTTTTTCGATAGCCATAGCTATACCTCTTAATAAAATCCGCCGCGGCGTTGTTTAAAGAACCGTTCATCCTCGGGTTCATCTGAGGGAAGCCGAATGAATCCCCCCTGTCTAAAGCGCATGAGGGCCATCACTGTAGAGTCCACGAGGTCATCGTTACTCATAAAAGGGAATCCTGCAATCTCTTCGACCACTTCTTCTGCCCATCGTGTCTGCGGCACCCAGCACAGGCCAGATGCTACAATATCAGCGACAGAATTAAGTCTCGCGAGCTTATCGCCCGACCCCCTATGTGGAGTATACTCGGATACCGGTAGGCCCATACGTCGCATCTCTTGATACAAGGCCACACCGGAACTTTTCTTCTCCACAATGAAGGAGTCTGGTTCCCAGTCTCGGTACTCTTCCATCGCAAGTTGCTTTAGCTCTGGAAACTCCATACGCTGTTTGATGCTATTTAACAATATAATATTGTAAGCGTTGTCTTCCTCGTTCAGGAAAACACCCCATGTGGTAAGGGCCGTGAAGTCTGCGCGGTTGTGCTTCTCGGCTGCGGCGTCAAGCGACATGATAATATATTCGCAGGGTGGGGGCCGATCTGCAGTCCACTCGTTCCACCACTCCCGCTTGATAAGCGCAGCTTCTTCAGTCGTAGGCTGTTGTTGGTACTGAGAGTTCCACTGGAACACCGGCATAGAGGCCTTGGTTCGCAGGAGCGCTTCCAGATCAAAAAACTCAGGCCAGAGCGGTTTCTCAACCATCTTCTTGGTCTTCTTGTCCTTAACCTCCAGAATGGCAGGGAAC